GCGTTCTTGGCCGGCGCGTGGTGCAAGGAGGCACTGCTGTGGATGATTCCGTGACCTACCCGCCGCGAGCGCGGCTACTGCTGAAGGCTGCCGACACCGTGGTCGAGCGTGGCCGCCACTACGGCCCGCCGCGCGAACACTTTGAGCGCACCGTGCGGGCGCTGCTCGCGCTCATGCCGGACCTGTTTGCGCGAACCCCAGAGCCCGAGGACTGGGCGAAAATGATGATCATCGACAAGCTCGCGCGCGATGCCGAGGTGGCGAAGGAAGACAACGCCATCGACATCGCGGGCTATGCGGCCTGCATGCATGAGGTGCGGGCATGAGTGGCACCAACATCATGCAACTTCGACAGCAGGTGTCGAATTTGCAGGCAAAACTTGATCGGATCATGGAAGGGCTGGAAGGCACCTGCATGACCTGCGAGCCTGTCGGCGTTCGCAATCAGCAGATGACGCAGGACATCAAGACGCTAAAGGCAGAGCGAAACGTGGCGCGGCGAGAGGTGTGCAGGAGTCGCGCTAGTTGCATTCAAGGCAAGAGCCCTCTGCACATTGCCGAGGCGCTCGGCTGGGACTGCTTCGCGGATCAAACTGCAGACACATGTGAACATCTGTAGCGGATTTGATCCGCCGGCAAGGACGCCATGACCACCACCGACACCGCAGCCGCAGCCATCGAGGCCGCGTACCAGCTGCTCGGATTCATCTTCGACGCCGACGACCTGATCGAGTTCCGCACGCTCGGCAAGGTCGTGGGCTCGACTTGGGCGAAGCAGCGCGACGCCGCGCAGGCGATCGCCAAGCTCGCGACGCTGGGGCACGGCGTTCAGGTCTACTTCGGCGCGAACCCGCGCAAGCGACGCGGCGGCAAGGCCGACGACGTTGGCCTGGCCCGCTGCCTGTTTGCAGACTTCGATGGCGGAACCACCGTCGAGCAGGCGCGCATTCGCTGGAGCGAGGCGTGCATCCCAGAGCCCACCGTGATCGTGATCACGGGCGGCGGCGTGCATGCCTGGTGGAGGCTGCAGGAGCCGATGGAAGACTTGGCCCTGTGGACGCAGCACCAGAAGGCGCTCGCCCGCCGGCTGGGGTCAGATCAGTCTGTGACCGACGCGCCGCGCATCATGCGATTGCCGGGCTTCGTGAACTGGAAGTACGCGCACCAGCCGCTGTGCGTGGTCGAGAACTGCGACCCTGACAACGCCTACAGCCTGGACGAGTTCCCCGACCCGACGCAGTTCGTCGAGCCGGCGGCGGCACCCGTCGAGTCTGAGCCTGTCACCGCGGGCACCCTGAGCGACCTGTCGCGGCGGTTCTTGGAGAGCGGCTACCTGATCCCCGGGCGTGGCCGGCGGGACACGATCTACACGGTCGCCTGCGACATGCGGGCGCGCCAGTGGCGCCAGGGCGACGCAGAGGCGGCGATCCTGAACCGCGCACGGGCGCTTGGCCTGACCGCCGACGACCTGCTCGACCTGCCGAGGCAGATCGGCAACGCCTTCGCGCGGGAGCGCACGCCGATCCTTGGGAGGGCGGAGGAGGCGCAGGTTGTGCCCCAGCATGGGCCGATCGTTCCGGTGCCGCTCGGGCAACTTGTTCAGCAGCACCAGAAGATGCGGCCCGTGGTGATCGAAGGTCTTCTGCGCGAAGGCGAGGTCATGAACATCGTCAGTTCGCCGAAGGTGGGCAAGTCGTGGCTGGTCAACGACCTCGCGATCTGTGTCGCCAGCGGCATGGATTGGCTGGACAAGTTCAGGGTGGTGCCTGGGCGCGTCCTGATCATCGACAACGAGCTGCACCCAGAGACCACCGCCAACCGCCTGCCGAAGGTCGTGAGCGCGAAGGAAATGAGCATGGACGTGGTGGGCAACAAGGTGGACGTGCTGAACCTGCGTGGCAAACTGATGAGTTTCGACGACCTTGAGCGGGAACTGATCAAGACCGACCTGATGAAGTCGGCCGGCTATCGGCTCGTGATCCTCGACGCCTTCTACCGTTTCAACATCGGGCCGAATGCCAACGAGAACGACAACGCCTACATGGCGAAGGTGTTCAACCAGATCGACAGCTGGGGTGCCGAGCTTGGGTGCGCCTTCGTCTGCGTACACCACTCGTCAAAAGGAGACCAAAGTCAGAAATCCGTCGTTGACGTTGGAAGTGGCGCCGGAGTGTTCAGCCGTGCGGTGGACGCCCACTTGGTCCTTCGGCGCCACGAGGAGGACGGGCATGTGTCCGTGGACGCTGCAGTGCGATCGTTCCAGCAGTTCGATCCGTTCGTGCTCAGCTTCAACTGGCCCCTGTTCAAGGTCGCCGAGGGGCTCAACCCTGAAGCCCTGTACAAGGCCAACCAGCAGGCCGCGGAGCCGTTCCCGCCCACCGACATGGTGTCCTACTGCAAGCACGTCTGGGAGCCAGCAGCGACGATCCTGGAGCGCGCCAAGCAGGTCAACAAGGGCTTCGGTGAGAAGCGCCTGCGAGCCAGCCTCGACGGGGCAGTCGCCGACGGGCTGGTCGAAACCAACGGAGCCAAGACCGCCGGCCGTCGTTATCGCCGTCTTGGCCCCTGTCTCTGCTTCCCCCGTTGCCAAGATGAAAAGACCCCCGGCAGTGGTTGTCTTGTCTCTCCGCGCCCCCCTAAAGGGGTGCGCGAAGAGAAAGACAACACAGCCTCTGCCCTAGCCCAGCCATGACCCGCCCCCACCCTACCGCCGTCGTCCGCGCCTTGTGCTCGCTGGAGACGGGCAAGGCCCAGGGCAACGCCATGCGCTCGTGGCTCGCGAACCTGTCCAGAGACCGCGAGCAGCTCGTGATGGCCGTCTGGGTGATCGTGGTGGTCTGTGAGGCCGACCCCTGCGACGCCTGCCTGAGCCTCGGGCAGCGCGACTGCATGGTCTGCATGGCGCGGCTAAAGTCGAACCCGGTCGAGGACGAGAACCTGCTGGCGATGGTCGCCTTGGTCTACGACGCGCTCGGCGTTCCACCGGGGGGTAGACGGTGAACGATCCCGTGAGACGATGCGCGCATGACCGAGACGCAGCTGCGCTGGGGACCGTGCGACGGCGACCGCCTGACCATCGAGGACGGCGTGCGGGAGGTGCGCGTGCCTGTGGTCTGCGGAGTGTGCCTGGACGAGCTGCCGGCCAACCTCGGCCGCGACGTGTACACCGAGGCGATCTACCTGCCCGACGAGGCTGGGGTCTGGTGGTACGCGGGCCGCATGCGCTACAGCGATGCCGGCGGGAGCGCGTACTGGTCGCCCGCCTGAGCCCCCCGCCCTTGCGCCGTGCATTTCCCGTGGGAGAGTGTGTCTATGGGTAAAGCCAGCCGGCAGAAGGGGAAACGCGGCGAGCGCGAAGCCGCTGCCCAACTTGCGCACCACTGGAACGCAGTCGACGCCCGGCGCAGTGTCCAGTTTTGTGGTCGCTCGGGCGATGCCGACTTGAGCGGCGTTCCCGGCATCCATGTTGAGGTCAAGCGATACGCCGCGATTAGTGCGCTGCGATTCTTGAAGCAAGCCGAGACCGATGCGACGCCTGGCACCGTTCCAGTCGTGGTGATGCGCGAGGACGCGGAGACCGAGTGGACCGTGATGCTGCGGGTGTCTGACGCGCCCGAGTTCGCGCGCCGGCTCGTGCAGCTGCTGGGCGAGGCGACCGTGCCCGTGGAGGTGAAGCCGTGAAGCGACTCAGCGAACGCAAGCGCGTCGAAGATCCGCTCGCCAGTCACCACTGGCGCGAAGGCGCCTCGGCTGGCTCGAAGTGGACCGTCGAGAAGATGGGCCGCAACATCCACCGAGTGACCATGCTGGCCGATACGCCGCATGCGTTCGAGTGGAACGGGCTGCTGGCATCCGACCGCCACCACGACAACAGCCACACCGACCAAGACCTAGAGCGCAAGCACCTCGACGAACTGGTGAGGCGCAAGGGCGGAGCCCTCGACTGTGGGGATCTTTTTTGCTGCATGCAGGGAAAATGGGACCCCAGAGCCGACCGCAGCGCATGCAGGCCCGAGCACCAGTGTGGCGACTACCTTGACGCGCTCGTGCGCGAGGCGACCGAGTTCTACAAGCCGTACGCCGACCGATTCGTCGTCATTGGCCGCGGGAACCACGAGACCGCGATCACCAAGCGCCACGAGACCGACCTGACCGAGCGCCTGTGTGCCGGGCTCAGTGCGAGCTCGCCCTGCCCTGTTTACTCGGGCGGCTACGGCGGCTATGTCCTGTTCCGACTGATCACAAGCAAGGGCGGCAGCTTCTCGTTCCGTGTGCGTTATTTTCACGGGGCGGGTGGCGGCGCCATGATGACGCACGGCGTGCTCGACACGCGCCGGCATGCGTCGTTCTGGCCTGATGCAGACATGGTGATAACCGGACACTCGCACCACCACTGGACCGTGCCCATCGCGCGCGAGCGCCTGCGCCAGTTCAACGGGCAAGCAGAGGTCGTGATCGACGAGCAGCTGCATGTGCGCATCGGCACATACAAGGACGAACACGGCGACGGCTTCGGCGGGTGGTCTGTCGAGCGCGGCATAGCACCGAAGTCGAAGGGCGCAGTGTGGATGCGTCTGCACATTGCAGGCAAGCAAGGCGAGTACCGACTCGCAGCGGAGGTGACCCGTGCGCAGTGAGATCCGGGCCAAGATCAACGGGCGCTTGTGGCGAGTGGTGCTGACGCCTGCCCGCAACATGGGCAAGGACTGGGGACGATGCGACCATCCGCCAGGGCGACATCCCACCATCCAAGTGCGTCGCAGTCTGAAGGGCGTCAATCTGTTGGACACCATCATCCACGAGACACTGCACGCCCAGCTGCCCCTGCTGGACGAGACAGCGGTGGACACCACAGCTCGCGTGGTCGCTACCGTATTGCATCAGCTTGGCTACAGGAGGCAGCCATGAGGCAGCGTCCTCCTAGGCTGCGCGTGGGCAAGCCGCGCGAGATGCCGATGGCTGTTGCACCGGAGCGCGCGCCGGGCTCGACGCATGAACGCGGCTACGGGTGGAACTGGCAGCAGGCTCGGCGCGTCGCGCTCAACCGCGAGCCGCTGTGCCGCTACTGCATGGAGCGTGGCATGGTCACGGCAGCGACTGAAGTCGATCACATCCGCGCATTGCGCGACGGCGGCGACAACGCGCTCGACAACCTCGCCCCCTGCTGCCACGAGTGTCACCTGCGGAAGACGATGCGCGACGTGTCTGGAAGGAAACGGCGTCAGACCGGGGGGGGTGGCGATTCTGGCCCGCTATTGGCATGAC